TCTGGGGTAGTTGTTGCTGGTACATATCCACTACTGTTGTCTGGATCATCTTGTGTTATTGATGCAGTGTATCCCACAATCTCACCACAATAACTGAAAACTGGCTGTCTTTGGCTAATTTCTGGGCTTGGGTCTTGTAAACTATCCAATAATGCTATTAACCCTGGCTCCAGTATTAGTTCAAATATATTTTTGTATACCTTACCATTTTTGTCAACTACTGGATATCCGGCCAATCGGTCATACTGTGCTTTTAATTGACTTGCTAGACGTGTGTTGCCTTGTATCCCTGCCGCATCTGCATTATGCATCAAGCCCATATCAGTGTTTGTGGTTGTACTAACATCATTACTAAACATACTGCCGCCCAGTGTACCTTCAGTACCTACAACGCTGTTTTCACGATCCATTAGTGACCTTAGGTCATCTTTTACACTGTTAATACTTGCCACTAAACCGTTAAGTTGGTTTTGTGTTAGTGATCCGCCTTTGATAGCATCCCACTGACTGGATATATCACCAAGTATACCGCCATTAAATAAATTTAAGTTAAATTCCTGTCCATTAAACCCAAGACATCCACCAACTTGATCTGGAACCATATTGCCAATAGCATTAATAATGTCTTTACCAGCACCAAGGAAACTATCCATAGTTTGTTCAAGTATGTTTGGAATTGCTATTGGTTCAATTGGTGTAGCACAGAAGTTAATCATATTTGCTATCTGTGTTACTTCAGCAAGTGCGCTGTTTACACGGCCCAGTGTTTCTTCAATACCAGTGTGTGTCATAAACTTGTCAAATTCACTGTCAAGTTCATTTAACGCATCCAGTAGTTCTGCTTGTATTCCAGGCACGCCCAAGATTGCCTTAAGGTTAACACTCAAACACACTTGTATGTTTGGTAATTTAATACCACGTCCAGCCAACAGGTTACATATGATTTCACGTAATGAGAAATCATACTCACTCTTTACAACAACTTTTGCGTTATCGCCTATCTGGCCTTGAATATCAGTATTTGTGTGATGTCGAGTATCTAAGTACTCATTAACACTTGCTAAACCATTTGGAAAATCTGTTGACGCCATTGTTACCCTCCAATAAACACATTATTACTACCAGATGTAGCACTTGGATTACAATGACTTCCGCCTGGAATAGGGCATAAACTATCTGCACCTGCACTATTGCCTACAATAACAGTGAGTATTCCACCAATATACACATTAGGATTAGCGGCATTTAGGTTGCCTCCGCCGTGACTATTGGGATTACCATCAACTGATGTTATTAAATTGTTTGTATAAACACGTTCACATGCGGCGTTTGTTTGAGCACCACATGCTCTTGCGTCTGTATCTCTATGAACTGCTGGCATAACTTTTTCCTATCTAATGATATTTATCAGAAAATAAGTTTAGATCCCTCAGCACTGGTGTCAATACCAGTGGTTGCTTGCATATAAGCATCTTTAAATGGCTTATGTGCTTTGGCTTGTGCTACGACCAAGTTTTCGTTAAACGAAATCTCTGGTGTGTCAGTCATAACATCTGCTGTTGCAAAATATGGAGCCATTGCTGGGCCTTTTTCTGTCATTACCATAGCAAGTGGTTTACGCATACGTATTTGACCGTTGCTGTGTTCTTGCCACACGCCAATAACCTCTTCTCCGCTTGTAAGTTTAAGGGCAATAACATCGCCCTTTTTATTAATATCAATAATCATTATGTTCTCCTTGGAATACAAAACCAATCTCGGTCTTGATAAAAAATGTAACCCTGTAACTCTAACCAAGGCTTAATATAATCTGGTAATGTTTCGACAATCAGTAATGGTTTATGTTTTTCTATTGTTGATCTAGCACCCACTAACACATTTCCGTCGTGGCCTTCAACATCCACATTTATTATATCTACCCTAAGTTTATTTTTACATAAGTTATCTATTGTTTGACAGGGTACTATAACTTCTCCTATCACATCTGTTACATTACTTCGAACTAAACTGTCATACCCTGGAGTACCACTAACATATAAAGTTTTTTGCCCTATACTATCACTTATAATGTAATTTTCTATAGTATACCCTGCTTTATTCAGTTCATTACAGTAATATGGATTTGCATCATAGCCAACATAGTTTGCAAATGTGTTAGCAAATAATAACATTTCTTGTTTTTGGTGTACACCAATATCTAAGAAATATCCTTTAAAGTACTCGATATCTGTATACGTATCTATGTAATGTAGTATCCGTATATAATCTTGCCGATGCCTATCAGAGGCTATAACCTGTTCCATTAAATCCTGTAGTTTCAATATATGTAGCTAATTGATCATAGCCACCTATTACTTTATCATCTATAATAATCTGTGGTACTGTTCTTGCATTTGGAGCCGCCTCTAATAGTTGCTCACGTGTTGCATCTACACCAACTACTCTCTCAGTAAAAGGTAATTCCATCTGATCGAGCAGTCGCTTTGCTTTGACACAGTAAGGACAATTTGGTTTACTGTATACAACGATTTCTCTCATAAGCTCATTCCTTTAAAAGTATCTTCGCTAACATCTTTGTTAACTCCACCGATCACATAACTGCTAATTTCTGTTTCTTGCGGTGCTACTTGTACGTCTGCACCACTGATCCATTTTTGTGTCCATGGTAATGGACTTGCCTGTGGAGTTTTATATGGGCTTGGCAATCCAACCGCTGTCATACGTTTGTTTGCAATCCACTCTACAAATTCACTCAGTAGTTGCTCGTTAAGACCAATCATACTACCATCTTTAAACAAGTAACTTGCCCATGCTTTTTCTTGGTCAACAGCATCAACAAACATTTGTACCATTTCATCTTCACACTCTTTGGCAATCTTAATAAAGTCTGGATCGTCTTTTGGTAAGATTTTCAACAAGTATTGTGTACTTGCCAAGTGTAGATTTTCATCACGACAGATTAATTTAATAATCTTAGCATTACCTTCCATCTTTTTAAGTTCAGCAAACGCCCAACTACATGCAAACGATACATAAAAGCGAACGCCTTCCAAGATGTTTACACTCATAATAGTTTTGTACAATGCTTTTTTAAGATCGTATAGATTAACTTCTACTTTTTTACCATTTACAGTGTGCGTTCCTGCACCAAGTAAACTGTAGTATCCGCTTTTCTCAATCAAGTCATCATAATACTTTGAGATATCATCAGCACAATCTACAATTTCTGGAATGTCCATGAGCTCATCAAAGATTTTTGTTGGGTCATTATAAATGTTACGAATAATATGTGTGTAACTACGACTGTGGATTGTTTCACTAAATGTCCATGTAATTACCCAGTTTTCCAATTCAGGAATACTAACTAGGCTACCAAATGCTTCAGCTGGCGCACGACCTTGTACACTGTCCAACAAGATTTGTCTTTTGAGATTACTTGTAAAGATATGACGTTCATGCTCATTTAAATCTTTGAAGTCTTTTCCGTCTTTGTATACATCAACTTCTTCAGGACGCCAAAAGAATCCCAATTGTTTGTCAGTTAACTGATCAAACTTACGATACTTCAGCGTATCGTAACGCTGGATGTCTACCCCGCCTTCTGGATCTAGAAACGCTAATGCTTCCGTGTGGTTGCCTTCTTTGTTGCTGTTAAAAACACTCATTGTTCACTCTTCCCTATATTACACAAGCATCGCAGTCTTCGTCATCCATCTGACCTGCGGCTAGTTCACTGTCTTCTGCGTTGATGTCAAGTTCGCCCTGACCATCGAATGTATTAAAATAGTATAATTGCTTGCCACCATATTTGTAAAACATAATAAGATGCTGTAGCATAACACTCATTGGGATCTTTTCATCCTCAAAGAATGTTGGATTGTAAGTAGTGTTAACACTGATACCTTGATCAATATATTTTTGTAACACTGCCATAATTTTTAAGTAACCTTCAGGACTCTTTTGATCCCACAGTAGGTCATATTTACTTTTTAGTTTGTGGATACCCGGCACAACTTGTTTTAATATGCCATGCTTGGATTGCTTAACACTTACAAAACTACGTGGCGGTTCAATGCCATTTGTACTGTTTGAAATTTGCGCTGATGTCTCTGCTGGCATCAATGCCATTAGTGTTGAATTACGGATACCTGTTTGTTTAAGTTGTTCACGCAGGCTTTTCCAGTCCATACGTTCTTGATGTGGAACAAGTTCGTCAACATCTGTTTTGTATGTCATGTTTGGTGTAATACCTTTGCCATACAATGTTTCCGGTGTGCCAGGGCATGCTCCACGTTCTGCCGCTAAATCTGCACTTGCTTTAATTAGATAGTAACTCCATGCTTCTGCCCACTCATCCACAAGTTCCAAGTTGGGATTTTGATATGTTGTATCATTTTTAGCAAGCCAATATGCAAAGTTAATAATTCCAATACCAATTGGTCGGCGTTTCATTGTGCTTAGTTCAGCCGCTAATACTGGATATTTTTGATAGTCCAGTAATGCATCAAGTCCACGCACTGCTAGTTCACATGCACTCTTGAAGTTATCAACACCACGCATTACTCCCCAATTTACAGCACTCAGTGTACAAAGACTAATTTCACCTTCTTCATCAAACACATGGTTTAATGGTTTGGTGGGTAGATCAATCTCACTACACAAGTTACTCTGATGTATTGGTGCAACTGCTTTATCAAATGCACCATGATCATTTGCATGGTCCACGTTCATTAGGTATACACGACCAGTGTTTTTACGCTCTTCAATAAATGCACTAAACAAGTCAATTGCTTTGATACTCTTTTTACGTAATCTTGTATTGCGCTCTGCTGTTTCATACAAACGTTTAAATTCGTCTTGGTCAGCAAAAAATGCTTCATATAAACCAGGAACATCACTCGGTGAGAACAGTGTAATATCTCCACCTGTAAGCAGACGCTCATACATAAGTTTGTTAAATTGTACACCATAGTCTAAATGACGCACACGATTGTCTTCAGTGCCTTTGTTGTTTTTAAGCACCAACATATCTTCTACTTCCAAGTGCCAGACTGGATAGTATAGCGTTGCCGCTCCACCACGTACACCACCCTGGCTACATGACTTAACAGCCGCTTGGAACATTTTATAGAAAGGAATGACACCCGTGTGTGTTGCGTCTCCTTTACGTATAGGGCTACCAATAGCTCTAATACTACCTGCACCAATACCAATGCCTGCTTTTTGGCTTACATATTTTACAACTGCACTTGATGTTGCATTAATACTATCTAAACTGTCGCCTGTTTCAATAAGTACACAACTACTAAATTGACGCTGTGGTGTACGTACACCTGCCATTACTGGTGTTGGCAAACTAATCTCAAATGTACTAACAGCATCATAGTAGTCTTTGACCCAACGTATACGTGTTTCCACTGGATAGTCGCTAAACAATGTAGCGGCAATCAACATATATGCCATTTGTGGTGTTTCAAATATTTCACCACTTGCACGGTTTTGTACCAAGTACTTGCCACGAAACTGTTCCATACCAACATATGCAATGCTGTTATCACGTTCGTGCTTAATATAGTTGTTTAGTATATCCCATTCCGCTTGAGAATAACTTGAGCCTAATTCTGGATCATAAAATCCACGCTCAGTGTTTACTTCAATCAAGCGGCTGATGTGCCAGGGGTCATACTGACTGTATACCATTTTACGCAAATGATAATTTATAAGTCTACCCGCTACCCACTGGTAGTTGGGCGTTTCCTCACTAATTAAATCAGCGGCGCTTTTTATTAATGTTTCTTGAATGTCTTCACTTGTAATGCCATTATAAAATTGTATATGGCTTTTTATTTCTACTTGGCTTGGGCTTACACCACTGATGCCTTCACATGCATGAAATACAACTTTGTGTAGTTTGTCTATGTCTAAATCTTCTCGATCGCCGTTTCTTTTAATTATTTGTATGTCGCTCATTATTTCATCTTTCCTCTTATCTTATGCTGATAGATTGTGTTTTGTTACTTCAACTACGTCTTTACATAAAAAACTTTCTTGCACTTGTAGACTGTCTTTTACAGACGACCAATCTGCAACCTCACTGAGGTTGTAGTTAAGTAACCAACGGCCATCAATCAATGCTGTCATATATATATCTGAATTTGCTTGATCATACACTCTTATAATACGATTTTCTACTTTTTCGTCAATATAAAAAAGCGTGTATGACATGCCAATTGCAGTACTAAATTTACAGTAATCTCCGCGGTGTAGCATCTCCCACACACTTGGCCAAGTTTCGATATCATATGGATCCAAACTTATATTACTTAGTGGAGCAAACCTCCACCACTCACAAACATCACGACATGTATGTAATAAGTCGTTGATGTCCAATCCTTTTCTAAAGTTTCTCCAAGAGGCTAGTCGCTTCTGAGGAGATTCAAACCACATGGTTCTAAGCTGATTTACATTTTCCAAAATTTGAACGTATAATAAAGGGTTGCTGTTGAAGTCTCGTTATTAGTATATGTTAGTGAAAAATCACTACCATTGATGTTTCCAGCAAACACTACGTCTACGTTTGCTGTTAACGTGTTGTATTGATCATCAATATACACTGTTCCTGCACTACTGTCAATCAATATTCTTAACTGACCCATGCGATAACCTGTGCCTCCTGCCAGTTTAATACTGTAGTCGATAAAGGCTGTATCGTAAACTGATGTATCAAAACCAAACCCAGTTGCAGTACCAGCAACTGCACTAGCAGCTAACGGTAAGTTTCCTGGGCGCACTGTGTCATTAATAGTGGAAATTTCACTATTGAACTTCATTGTGATTGTACCAGCGGCTGGTGGAGAGCCAAAAGTAATAGTAGTACCAGCAACTGTATAATCAGCACCATTGATTAATGTACTGTTCAAATACAAAGAAGGGTTTGTAATATTAAGTGTTGTTAACGGATAATCAGCACCTGAGGGTAACTGAAACACTGTCCTTACTGCATTTCCTGTTCCAACTGTGTATTCTTCATTTCCTAAAAATAGTCGTTGTGTATCTGTTGCATAACCAAACTCGCCAGGGGCTAAGATTGGAAGGTCTGCAATATCACCTCGTCTAATTTGTATTTTACTAATGCGTGTATCTGCCATATTTTTTCTCCACTAAACATATTTATGCGTCTTAAAGATTATAAAATTGTTCTAATCTTTTAGCCCACAGTGTTTCGTAATGTTTAAATTCTTCGTCTTTGACCTCAAACAATTGCCATTCACAATCGCCACTGCACATAAAGATAGCAATGTTTTGAATCTTAGTTTCAAACATTTCATTGTGTGCAATACCATATGCGGCGCCCTGAAGGAAATAGTCTTCAATCCATTCACGCTTTTTGGGCTTATTGGTTTGCTTAAAGTCCATGATAGTTGGTTTGCCTTTGTACATGCCAACCAAGTCAGTTGTACCAGCATACAAGTTAGCGGCACACAAGTTTACTTCTGTACCCCATATTTCATCAACATCATTTTCAATATTATCTACAACAACTTTAGCCATTGCTTTAGCTTGTTGATGTACTAAGTTGTTGCCAGGATTATAAGTTTCGTATTCGCCCAATGCCCAGTGTTCCAGGATATTGTGCATAACTGTGCCTCTATTGGCGGCAGTTGTTGTAATACGCTGTGCTTCTTGTGTACCAACACGTTTACGCCAGTTAGCTAATGCTTGTCGCTTTTCAGCTGGTTGTGTGGCGCTTAGGATTGTTGTTACACTGGGTACAGGGTCTCCATACGGATTTTGATATAGACGTTTACCGTCTACTTCTGTACGCTTTAATTCTTTATACGGGTATTTTTCATTTATTGTTAACATACTTAGTATTATAACAAATAAATTAGTGTTTGTCTACCAGTAAATTATCCATTTAAAGGTTTTTCCGGTAGTAGCATTGGTTTGTTGTTGAATGTTATACCCCAAGTTAGTAAAGTATGATCTAACTTGTGTCATTTCGTCATCACTTTTACGATCTGTTACTGCGCCAGTGTGTACACTATTGTAAGTGACACTGGAAGGTGTGGTTGGGCTCAATGTGCTTGCACTTAATCCCAGGTCTGTGTTTGCAGTTCCACTACCGATCGTTACACTCCAGCTAGCTTGCTGTGGGTGCGTATACGCCAAAACTAAGCTATTACCAGCATCTTTACTTGCTACTAAGCCTGTTACACCACTATCATTGATATCGGCTATAATTGCATTTAAATTAGTTCCACTTGTACCCAATGTAATTGTCACACCAGCAATTATCAGTGTTGGTGTTCCTGTTATTGTTGGATTACTTACAGTACCTGTAACTGTGGTGGTGGGCGTACTCTCTGTCATAGTAGTACCATCGTCTACGGTTACACTGTAATCACCAGCATCACTGGCAACAATAACTTTGCGCATAATTGTGTTTACTTCATCAAAAATATTTAATTGACTTCTTGCATGGCTACGGGCCTGTGTTTTGTTTAATTGATATGTCATAATCCTAGATCCTTTTTAGCCTGCTTTTGCGCATCCTTTGTAATTTTACTTTGTTCTCTGTCTCTTGTTTTTAAATCCGCGGCACGTGTCATATCTGCGCCGCGAATTTGAATTGTTTCGCTGTTAGCGTTAGCAACTATTGGTAAGCCGTTTAGTGTTGAAAAAAGGCTATTTTTGTTAATACTGAATCCTTGGTTTTGGAGATCGAGTACAAGTTGATCAGTATCAACTGTATTAATGCCCTCTGCACCAATGGCTGTTAGAAGTGTTACAATTGCATCCTCTAACTCACCTTCATAATTACTTTCTACTAACTGCTTAAATCTCATATTATTTTGCTCTAAACTGTGCCAGGGCGCCTTCGAGATCAGCACGGCTAACTTCGCCATTTTCGTTTACTTTAGACTGTAATTCTTCCAACATTGTATCAAATACATCAGCTGATTCAGCTTTTAGTTCACGTCCTTCTGGTTCGCCATCTGCATCTGCAGCAGCATCGTCACCGCCAAATGCATCATCGTCTGGTGCATCTGCATCCATGCCAGTCATATCAACATCGTCAGCACCGATATCAGCGGCTGGCATTTCCATGTCAACTGCTGGTGCTTGACCTTGCGCACCCAAGATAGCATTTTCAACTGCTTCTTTTGTACTTTTAACTGTGTCTAATAGTCCACCTAATGCTGTATCGGCTGCACTATTAAATGCTTCCGCTTGCTCCATACCTAGTTCTGCTTTCATAGCATCCACTAGTGGAATAAGGTCTTGAACTTGCATCTCTGCAACACGCTCTACCATTTTTTGTAGTTCGTCATTCATTTCCTGTGCAGCCAAGATAACTTTAGCTTGCTCAACACCGTCGTCGTCAACAGCTTCTGCAACCATGTCAGTTAGTTCAGTTTGCACTGGTGCTGGTGTCCATAATTTAAGACTTTCAGCAATCATATGTAACCTAGTGTACTCTGTTGAGTCCTCTGTTACTTTCATTTTATTTGTTGTGCTGTTAATAATGTCTGCAACTTTTGTTGCATCCATTGCACTCATGTCAAGTTCGTAGCCGTGGTTCTCTTTCAAGTACCTTTGCATTTTTCCGAATTTTGACTCTTTTGTTTCAAAATCTTGTAAAAACATTGTTCGATCTCCGTTTAGTTTACTGTATTTATAGAGTTTCTAGAATTTTCTCTTTAGTATTTTTTAATTTACCCAATACATTGCTGTACTTGGCTTCAAACACGTCAAGTCTTGAATAATCTTGGTTAACATGTTTTATTTTTTGCTTATAATGATAAGCCTCCCGGACATAACTATCGTAGTTTGCATCCAGTGATTGTATATTATTACAATCAATAGTTCTTCTGTTGAACACTAATCTTTTTGTAATACTCAATGCACTTTCAAATAAACTTAAATCTTTGTAAAGTACTTCGTCGTATTGTGTATCAATAATAGTGTAGTAATTCTTTTTTAGGCCATCCATGTTGACCTTTTCAACAACAATATCATAATTGCCCATACGCACACCAGTTTGTGTACGATGAGTATTAAGTGCTAGAAATGTTTCTTTACAACTATCACTTTCTGCGATCATTTGCTTTGCGCCATGTGTGGTAGCGTTTTCCAAACGGCGTAATAAATCAGCCATTACTTCTGTATTGCTGTAGTCAAGTTTCATGATATTAACCTATTAATGTTTCGAGTATAAAATGTTTTTCCTTCCCTAACATGTAGGTTTAGGATACCTTTTTTGCACAGCGTTTTAGCCATGTATCTTTCACGTTCATTTAAATCAGCCTTGTATACTTTAGCGTCAGTATATTTGTCCAACCAGACACCTTCCTGTAGTGTAACAAAGGTTTCGATACCGCCGCTAACCATAACTGTTCTCATCTGATGCCTGCCTTCTTTTTTAAATCTGCAAGTTCTGCTTCACGATCTGCAATTTCTGCTTCAGCGTCTTTGTTGTCGTCTTGTCCAATTTCGTCTGCTCCGCCAGTTGCTGTTTTGTTTCCACCTGCTACTGGTTTTGTCATTGTGGTTGTCTTTGTTGTACCACCAGTTTTTTGTGCCAATGGTCTAGTACTTGCTTGACTTTTTAAGTTACCACCACGTCCTGGTAAACTGTATTCTTCCAAGCTCATATGTTTACTTATAATGTCACGAATTGCTTCTTCGTTGTGATCATCTAATGCTGTGTCCAATGCCAATACATCACTGAGACCAAGTTTATCTGTGAGTGTACGAGCTTCTTCGTCACTTACATCCATTGTCAATACATCTTTTAACATAGCCTTTATAGCTAAGTGCATCTGATGTCCGTATTCTTCCATGCCTTCAAATATTTTCATTTTTTATTCAACTTTTGTACCATTCTGCTGGCTGGATTAAACTTCTTAGTTCTCTTAGCCTTACGTGCCATACGGGCACCTTTCATTGCTTTTGTTCTTCTTAGCGTAAAACGCTTTTTTAAATCTATTGGAGCATTACATTGTGATGGGTTAGCAACAACTCTTCCTTTGCGTTTGCCAACTGTACAGCGATATTTGCGTGTTAAACTCTTGCCAGCTCGAGCCCACACTAGTTTGGCCTCTAATACTGTAGATACGCTTGTGCTTTCACATAATTCGGTTAAATGCATAGAAAAAAACTCCTTGCATATATTTATCATTATAACAAATTACAAGGAGTTTTATAAAAACGCCATTAGGGCAACCGCAATTGTTCCTAATAGTCCACTGATAACTGTGCCAGCAGCCATAATAATTACTTTATTACTGCTTTGATGTTGTTTGATATTTTCTTCTCGCATTTCAGCGACATCTTTAGACAGACGGTCCAGGCCGTCTCCAACACGGTTTACTTTTTCTTCCAACACTCTATACCTCTCTTCGCAAAGATCGACATGAGCCTCTAGGTTTTCTCTTTCCAGTTTTGACATTTCTCTTCCTATTTTGTCTTCACTAACTCAGTTAGTGTTACAATAGTGTGAGTATTGTTTTGGCCTTTTGTTAACGGAGGCTAGTGACCGACTCCGTGGGTTATTGAAAGTGTGCCTATTTGCTTGCCTAATGGGAATCAATCCCATACACCTATTTATAGGTATTGGAATTTTAATTAAACTACTAGATATTGTATGATTATAGTTCGTCGTTTCGAACAAAATATAAATTTAAATGTGTTGCATCAGACGTATCAAAAGTATTAGCATTAAATGTTGCTGTATCATCCAAGCTAGTTGTAACTGCTACACTATCACAGTCTTGCACCAAATGATATTTGTCATCACCAGCATTTGCCCATGCGCCTTTGTATTCTGTTGCAAACTTTACAATCCAAATTGTTTGATTACCAGTATGCCCAGTACCAAAACTATAATCTGCCATTGCTTGTGTTGTTCTTTTTATTACACTACTGATAATTGGTTGAGTTCTTAAGCTCATTGTTTGTAATAATACATTTAAATTTTGTGCTTGATTATACCCGTCTGCGTTTCCACTGTTGGGGTCTGTTATTCCACTGTCAGTTACATCTACTAGAGTGTAAGCTGTAAAATATTCTATATCGCCTGTTAGATGTTCTCCAGGTCTTCCAGTGCCATTCTTCTGTATGGGCATCTTGATCTCCTATATCTTTATACTAAACTTTTACCAATGCTTCGGCCTACTTGGAACCCTGCATAGCCAGCGGCGCCCATGGCGGCGGCTGTTGCAACAGTTTGCATAGTTTTGCTTTTTGGTGTTTCTGCGTTGTGTGCATTGCGTATTTCCAGTTTCTTAGTACGTGCATAGTCCTGCAAGAATCCAAACAATTCACTTCTACGTGCATGTGTTCGATAAAACTGTAATAAACGTGTGACCACCAACGCTCGTTGTGTTGCATTAATACGTGGCCAATCTTGTGCAAGTCTGCGTACACTGCGGTAACCACTGTTTGTAATAAAAAACTTACGTTCAACCAACTGTAATGTCTGTCTTGCTGTTGATGGATTTATATTATTCATTTTCATTGTATTTAAAAATACTTTAATTTGTTGTTCTGGAAATTTAATACGCTGAAGTAACGCATCATCTGAGCTGTCACCAGCCAGTGCATCAGCATCTTTTCGTTGTATTAAATGTAATGCTACATATAAATCTGTACCACTTTGTCTGTAGGCTTTAAAATTACCATACATCATAGTCTTTTTTGCATACTTAACAGCAATTGGTGCCATGTCAAATTCATTATATAAAATATATAATGTAATCATATCCAAAAATGCATGATCCACAATCTCTCGTGCATTACTGCGTTGTATTTGTTGACGTGTGCGATACTGACGACTTTCATTAAGGTCTCTAACAAATCCAAATTTTGGTTCTTTGTCTTCACTCATTGTGTGGCCGCCTTCGATCTCTGCCCATTGTTTTGCTGTGTACTTTTCCATACTAATATTTATCCGTTATTTCTTTACCTTGTTTAAGTTAGCGGCACTGAAGCCACTGCGGTTAACAAGTTTAGCATCGCCATTTCCAATAACATAACCTTCTCCGCCACGCTGACCGTCTGTATAGGCCTCAACGTCTGCATCCTGATTGTCCAGCTGTTGGATGACATCATTCTTTGTCTGCATAATAGCAGTAATTAAATCAAACATTCCTTTGAATGCCGCTGGGTCAGTCTCAATATGCTGACGTATACGGTCCTGTTTGACCCCAGTTACTTTACTACCACTTAACCAATCAATAAACTCTCCAGATAAATTATCTAAACTACGTGTTTTGGTTTTGTGGTTGATATAACTGTATAATATTTTACTAAAGTCACTGATTTTAAGTTGCTTTACCATTTCAGCATTGAGTAATTTGTCAATACCATTGCCGTGTTTTTGTAATAATGATTCTGCTGTTGTAAAAATCTTTTGATCAATCTTTGGTGGCTGTTGTGCTGTTACAGGTGGCATTACCAGTAATGCGCCTTCGTTTAATTCACTTGCATCAGCACGGCTTTTGTTGCCGTCCAAATCAATCTTCATGTGGATAACAACACCAGCATTACTTCTGGCAATACGTTTACCAATATCACTATCAGCTTTAACACGATATACAACCATTTGTGGCTTAAACACAAAGTCGCCATCATCAACTTGTGGGCGTGTGTAATACAATAAATCGCCCCACATAAATCCACGGAAGTTATCTGGTACTGCACTTTCAAAAACTGTGAATGCTTGTGCCATACTAGCTGCAAATGCTTTACGGCCATCGTCTGGTGCTTCTTTACCACGATTAAGCAACATGTTTTGTAATGCTTGTGGTGTTTTTACTTTACCGTCATAACCTACTGCGCCAAATCCACTTTTGTCAGTCATTATAAATTCGCCACGTTCATCACGTCCAAATATAATTGCTGGAGAACCGTCCCATTTAACTGTGATTGCTTTGGGATTGCCTTGAATATTTTCCAGTGTGTCTAGTGCTTGACGAGCGCCTGCACTGCCACCCCATAATACTTTGTCTTCCAGATGATGAATACGAGCTTCAGCATTTTCCAACAAGGGCTTTTTATTTTCTGTTATTAATTCACGAAATTTCATCTGGTATACCCATTTTTTGTATTACGCCATTGCGCTTAAAATCATCAATAATTGTTGCTGTTAGTTCTTTACTATAGTTTTTTTGCATGGCTATCAATAGTGTTTCAAAACTATCCATATCTGCAGGACTATCTAACTGTAGTTTTTTAGCAATCGATGCATCGTCATAATATGGGCCGTCAATTACTTCGTTATTGTTTTTCTTAGTATAACCTTCGCCGTTCTTTTTAGGAACAGGTGTTCGACGAACACGTACTAGACCGTTTGAACTCCACATCCAACGTTCCATTTCCATTGGACGACCATCTTCAGTTTTCTCATCACTTGCCGCCACGTTTAATCTGCCCGCAATACTGGCAATCATGATGTTACGATAAACACCTTTATACTTGCTATCTTCTTCATGTGGTGAGTGATAATATGTTTTCATCCATTTTGGATCGCCTGGCATAAAGTCCAGTTGTACAAAGCCAGTGCGCCCTTCAGGTACACCTAAACTTTTTTTAGTTTTAGGGTCAAACATTTCACGGTTAGGGTCATAATTTTGGATTTTAATTTTAGTAATGTATACGCTGGTTTTCGCATAGTATAAAATTAGCGGATGATTTTTTAGCATTTCGCCAAATTCGTCAATTTTTTCTGGGGGGATCTTGATTGCAACATCAATGTCGCCACTAAATTGTTTTTTGCCAACACTACCAAGCGCCTGACTAACAAGATCAACACCCAATGCATTAGACAATGGCTTTAGTGTTGCTTCAATTTCGTCACGATGAATTGGACCAACACCTGGTGCTGATCCGCTTTCATTGAAAAAGTCACGACCACGATGACGTGGTTTACGGTGCGGTCCTCGATGTTTTTTGTTTAGTGGGTTACTTCCCAGTATGTCTTTTACTTTCATTAGCTTTCCTAATACCACGACGGAATTTCATTTCGTCTTGGGTACGAATACTATTAATAAAACGCTTAACTAAATCCGCACTTGTATCGGCATCATAGGTTTCGTTAATTAATTTGATCAAATTACTAGCACTGGCAATAACGTTATCCGCTGTATTTTCTACAATGTAACGGCGATCACGCTGATCACTTATGCTATTAATCTCATCAAGGATGCTTCTAGTACGTTTTTTCATAATACTCTGCCCTTTTGTTAATGGTATTTAGCTGAAATAGATAATTAGTATTGAAGGAGACAATAATGTCAAAAAGCGCAGAAGAAATTCGTTCTATCATTGATAGACTCCGTGATTTAAAAGAAAATAACGATGGCATGGATAATGCACAACTAAGCAAACTTATGATACTTGCCAACGATGGTTTAGTACCAGAAGAAGATGTAAGGTTTGTGCGATCGGCAATGAGGACTATGGACGCAGGACGGTTACCTTCCCCACAGCAACGTGATGTATTAATGGGCATGTTGGGAACCCTCGCTGAAATAATTACCAGCGACATGAGCATGTACCAAAGAATACGCACACAAATGCAAAAACAAGACCAACCGGAGGATAAGGAATAACTATTCAGCACGTTTAAGTATACTACGTAGTCTATCAGTATTATCAACAGCACTTTCAACAATGTTATTTGTTTGAGAAATGCCTAACGAATCATTACTGCTTCCATTTTGTCGTTTGAGCTTGTCGTATATGGCACTTGTTCCTACACTATCTGAATCTTCCGCATCTTCATCTAAATCTGTTATCCGCAGTGTCTCAATATTAAAATCTAAATCAAGTTTACTACCAACACCACTACTACTACGTGTTTTCATAAACTGTATTTGTGCCCTTCCACGTTCACGCATTGCACGGCTTGTAAAGATACCAATAACATTATCTGCTGTATTAATTTTACTAATACCACCTGCAATGTGACTGTGATCAAATTCAACTTCATCAACACTACCACGATTCAACTGCGATGCTGTAACAAACAATATGTTTAGTTCAGTTGCCAAGTTACGTAGTTCTTCCGACACAAATTTATCTTTGATAAATTGATCACTTGGATTAACTTTAACTGTTACTGGCATCATTAAATCCAAATAATCCACAAACAATGCATCAACTTTAATGCCCATTTGTATTTGTACTTCTTTAATGTATGCTTTAATATCATTAATGGTTGCACCATTGGGCATTTGTATAGTTTGTATTACTCCGGCTTTTTTGCCTTTCATTTTAACTTTAAGTGCGGCATCATCAGCATTGCGCATAACGTCTCTGGTACTCATACCAGTTACCATAGCGTCAATACGCATACCACACAGCTCTTCACTAAGCTCTAAACTAACATACACCACATTCTTACCAGCCAAACTCCAGTTAAGTGCCATGTTCTGCATAAACAAACTTTTACCTGATCCACTACCACCTGCAAAGATGTTTAGTTCGCCTGGATTAAACCCACCATACAGTATAGTGTCCATTGTTTTCCAACCAGTACTGTTTTGTCCACGGTTGTCCTTGATACTTTGTATACGTCCTGCAGGATCATCCCAATAGTTAGACCCTAGTTCTTTTGCAAGTCCAATACCAACTGCATCTTTAATCATCATCTCAACAGCACCAAACTCACCTTTTTCCAGTTTGTCTGTACTTGCTAAAATTGCCTTCTCTAATCCTTTGTGCTTACAAAACTTTTCAAACTCATCCAAAAACCAGTCTTGATGTGCTGATGTATTGTCCCGTAAGTCCTGTAACTCCACACTGCCTTTAACTTTCATTTGCTCAAGTGTAGGCATGTCGCCGTATTTTTCCACGTGCTCTTGCATAAAGCGAACCGCACTGCGCAAACTACGATCAAAATACTCTGAATCTATAATAGCATTACAGCGTACAAATAATTCTTTATCTGCTTGTAAAAACTCTAGATACAGCTTTTGTAAATCTACTCCATATTCTTCTGCCATTAATTGACTTCACCTTTTAATTTTGCTTCCACGAACTCGCATTGTGTATACAATGCTGTATCCACTAGTCTCTTTTCTACACCACGTATTGTTATCCATGTTTCGTATATTATATACGATTTCATCCAAATAATCGAGCCAAAAGTTGAACGTTTTGGAAACCACGCAAACTCTTCTCGTAATGTTGTTTTGTCAGGCTCAACTACAAATGTTCTCAAATGATCCACCTCATGTAACGGCAAGTTTTCCCAACCGGGCCAACTAATTTGGTTATGCTCGGTTACTCGCCTAGTTCTACTATATTTCATTTACAATATGTCTTTCCCATTATTTCTGCTTTGGTAGGATTTCCTATACTGAAGTCTAAAATACTCTTAATTGTAAATAATTTGCCATACTTTTGTACAGCATCATTAGCATCTTTAATATCTTCGTCCCAGGGCGGAAAACTTACTTCCCATCCTCGTTTAATTGCTTGTCGCACAAGTTGCATACCAGCCTTGTCTGCATCTGGTAATAATATATTTCTGTTGCCACTTAGTTCTATAATTCTACTTTGCTCCACACTCATATTATTGCTTCCAATAGCTACGCCATCAATAGCAACTGCATCCAGTTGTCCTTCCGTTACAATAGTTATCTGTTTGTCAGCCTGACGGTCTAAACCAAACACAAAGTCTTTGGGCTGTTGCACATAATATTTTGTTGTTTCTTTATTGGGGACATTGCCAACCCATCGGGCAGTATATCCAACTATGTTTCCTTTGTAACGAAATGGAAGTATAACACGATTACGAAAGTGACTAAATGTACTGTAGTGCCAATCAGTCCAGTTGTCAAGTCCACGCTCTACTAAAAATTCACATGCAGACACAAACCGTTCAACACTCTTTTCATCCAGTTCATGAACTGGAAAGTTTTTTATTGGGTGCGAGTCTTGTGGTAACTGCATGATTGGCCAGTCCATGTGTACCGGCTTTTGTTCTTTTGTTGTTTGTATGAACAATTCTGCTGTGTCTCGTTCACGCATTAGTTCAATTTGTAAGCGGTGTATGTCTGATTCATCTGCGCCGAACACGCTGTATAAACGCTTCAGACGCCCGCTCAACTGCTTACCAGTACTCCAACCAGTTTTATACCCACAATTAAAGCAATTATACTGAAACTTTTCTTCTTCAAAATAAAATCCACCACGCTTTTTTGTATCTGGTCTGCCTTGTCCATTTGTAATACACATAGGACAATTACCACTAGTCCAGCCAGAACTAGTTGATTTCCAAACAGCAGGTATCAGATTTTTAGTGAATTCAATTACGATATGCATATTACTATATTAACTTCTATATAGTATTTTGTCAATCGATCCTTTGATAATATTAAATTTAATTCTAATATACATAAAATTACCGTCAAATATAAATGCTTCAGTAGACTGTGTATTTGTGGTATTATTTAAACTTACAGCACCAAAGATATCAGTCTGACTGTGTGGGTTGATCACAAACCAATCATTATCATTTGTTGGATTGTTTAACAGTGTACCTTGTATTTGAAATGAGCCTTCAAATCCGCTGTTCTGTATACTAACAGTGTTTAGCCCATTACATGCACCAGCTCGCATTGCTGGACCAGCTAGTGAGCTAGTAACATATGACTGACTATTAAAGTTTGGTGTACCGCCTGCACTTAAACTGGTGATACCACCACTTGCGCTTACTGTACCAATAGTAATCACACAATCATGTACTGGTGATTCACCACCCAGGAAAGTTCCCAATATTGTAATTGTTTCGCCCACACTATAGCCTACTCCACCATTGGTGGCACTCACTGCATAATTACCGTTTGTTTTGGTTATGTCTAAACTAGCATTAACTCCACTGCCAGAGTATACAAATTTATCAGTGGTGTAATGAGTATTGCCCATTGCGCTACCGCTTGCAAACAATGCACTGGTTAAACCAGAGTATGTTACAGATGCAGTTAGTGGAGTTTCAGCTTCAAATATTAAATTTGATGCCATTACCTCTGAACTTGCGCCCATTTCCATTGGACCACAATCGTCTACCACTTCTGCTGTATAGCAATACCTGTAATTTTGGTCTGCATGCATGGCGTGAATCTGGTTATTTGGATTAGTATAAGTAAGTAGTATATTGTAGAAGGCAGGATCAAAACTGGAAATATCACCAGGAGCGATATGCAAGGTAACGACACCATTGTCGTAGTCTGCAATTTTTAAGTTTTTACTAACAAGGACAGTATTATCTTTAGTTTTAGTTATTTGTGCTTTGATCGTTTTGTCATGCAATTGTACAGGACTAGCGTCAAGCTCTTTAATAAAAAACGTAATAGTAGTGTCTACACCTTTCAGAAGTTTAAAAGGTTTGTAACTACTGGGTTGGTTCCTAGTAGTTCCCGTTCGGGTTGTCAAAACGACATCACCACGTTGGGTGTTAATGTATCCGGTGCCTTGTGCCATATATAAATTCTCCAACACTATTTATTAAAAGATAAGTATTATTATGACGATATCAAAACAGTACCAAGAACTTTTAGAGCAGTTCCCATTTTTAACACTTGCCAGTTATGGCAACAATGAGTATGTAGGTATTATGCAAAATATTGATAACAATGTTATCAGCATGTATATTTACGATCAAATCAAAGATCCAAAATTAAGACGATCATTCCTCCAATTGGGAGAAGAATGGTGGTGGGAAACTAATCGTAAAATTCCAATTAATATTATTATGGGCGGACGTTTTAAAGTATTTCGCGATTCATTAGTGACATTTACAAATAAAGACTTTGAAGTCCTGCATGGACCAAGTATTTGTTTGCGTGACATTATGCAAAAACGAGTTAAACGTAAAAATGTTCAGTTAGTCCGAAAAGTTAGCTAATAATATTTTCAATTATTCTTAATTCATCATGTATGTGGCGCTCTACATACAGCATTAATAGTGCTGGGCGTTTTTCCACACCATGATTTGGGGTTGCACTGTGTAATACTCTGGGATGCCATATCAGCATTTCGCCATAGTTTACTTGTGTGGTTACACAATTTTCTGTAAAATAATCATCATGTTTGCCATTATAACAGTCTTTGATATTCCATTTGGTATTATGACTGCCTGGTACAAATGCTGTGCCGCCAGTGCGTGGACCAAAGTCTTCAGTCAGTGGTAACAAGCATTGTACACCCAAGAACTGATCCTCATCAGCAAAACTTTCGTGTCTGTAAGGTGTGTCAATATGTGGACGTACTGTCTGATAGTTTGGATAAGTTGTTACCACATCACTGTGGTACAATACTGGATCTTCCAACAACAATGCTATCTGAGGCATGTAAAACTTATCACATGCATGTACTATTTGTGTTTCACTTAGTTCCTGACTCCAGGTATTAGCCCATTGTATTTTACGTTTGGGTGTACTACTGTAATAGTTACCGTGTATATCATGTCCACGGTCAATTTGTATCTGACTGGAGTTTAAAAATGTACGATGTGCATCTATTGTACTGCGTGGAATATTTTCTCTTACTTTGCAGAAGCCATGGTGCCAAAATTCTTCTGTATTGAAACTCATGTCAGAGTGGCTACCAACTGATTCATTTGTACAACCACAACATGTGCATAAGCAATAGCATGTGATTTTTTAAAGTAATAAGTTCCGTCTGTTGGCGGGATCCACACTTGTTTCATAATAGTATCCCAATCACTATCAACCAGATGTCGCTTTGCAGGACGTATGATAGCCAACACTGCGGCCAGTTGTGTAATGTTAGTGGGCTTTAGTTTACGTAATATATCTCCATGCCCGTTAACATGGAATAACATATCTGTAAATTCATTATGTGTAAGTAAATCCCACTGTGGCTCTATTTGCATCAGTTCATCCAATTGATCTGGAGTTTTTATGTCTTTGTATAAACTTAGGTTAAGTATATCAAGTTTAAAAAAGCCGCGGTCTTCTGCTTCTTTGTGATCAATTGTGGCCATACCGGTAAACGGATCACTGGGAATATTATGAAAATATACACCTGTGTTGTGCTTAACAGTTTTTTTATCACGTTTAATTACTGCCACTGTGTGTGGAAATAATTCCAGTACACGGCGTCTGTCTGCTGTGTCAATGTCAATATCTGTTGCTGGGATCATCCAATTGTCTCTCTTATAAAATTAACTTCCTGTGGGAATAGTTTTGTCTTGCGTACCCAAAAATTAGGATCCAGTGTTTCTGCTATTTGCTTGAGCATATCATTGGGAATAGTATCCAACCATTTTTGTGCTTTATCACTACTGTAAATTATCCAGGGCGATATTTTTCCGTTACCAATATGTATAACAATACTGTGTGGAGGTGCTTTTTCAAAATAGTCACTCCAGTGATGTCCGCTTGTTTTACTCCAAGCCTCGGCATGTATTACAAAACGTTCCAGTGCTCTATCAGCAGTTTCACTTTTACTACTGTCAGCCAAGTAACGATTGTACACACTATCCTTACACCATGTATCCAATTTAGTTTTGTTTGTTGTCAGCCAGCGTATATATGATTCTGGATTAACTGCACGTATGTCAAGTATGTATCTGCCAAACTTTACAAACGCACTGTAGTATTGACTGCCAGCAAAATCATTATATGTTTTGTCTTTCTTACTGCCCATTGCCAATTTATACCAGTAGACGTAAGCAGTATATCCTGCTACAACATGCTTCTCGTTGCGATTAAGAGCCCGTCGCTTGCGTTCGCACATGTGTACAGCAAGACTGTTCTCACGTTTAAAACTTTTTTTGCAATACTCACATGTATACATTATTTAAATAATGCCTTTATATCCTTGTCTGTCATGCCTGTTGACTCTGCCAGACTTTTTAATTCTGCTTTTGTGCTTTGTAACAATATATCTAGTTCATCATCATTTAGTTGTGGATACAATGTTAATAACCAGTCTGCCACTTTATTTTTTTTCTTTCGCTTGCCGGGTGCTATCCATGGATGATATTGACCTTTACCAATGCCAACTACCTGTAACAACCGATGCTGTAGTTGTACATGATGTCGTAATGTATTAAACTGTACATTAACTAACTCATTAGTCATAGACAAATAGTGATCACGTATTGAGTCATGATTAGTATCACATGCACTGGTGTATCGCATCAACACCCAGGGCGATATCTTCTTTTGTTCTTCTTCAGTAAGAGTATCCCACCATCCAACGTCACGTTCGTCAATAGCTCGCATCTCTTCTTTAATACTAAGTTTGTTTACCATAGTCCTATAGTCTTTCCGTTACCTACTATTATAAAGCAACATGTACAAATATGCAAGACAATCCAGAAGGTTCTAAACCACAATGCTTTAATAACATCTTCTTGTTTAATAGGTAGAAACTCTGGCTTGTCATCATCATTGACACCCACAGGCATGCCAACTGTTCTACTCCAAAACTTTAAAAATCGTCTTTGCCCACTCATAAAAATATTGCCCATACAATGAATATTATAAACAACCATCCAAACAGCCCAATGCCATTACCACCGATGTGTCCTTTTGCTTTTGCACAATCATAACAATATCTATATTTGGCAGGTGTTCGTTTGGTGCAAAAGAAAGCATCACATGTTTTTTTACTGTTTACCATAAATGATATGTATCCAATATGTCAGGTACTTTACTGGTTTCTTTGACAAAAAAGGCACAATTACTACCTTCCTCATCGCCCAATGGTACTGCTAAAAAGTGTCCAAATTTAAGTTTGGGGAAAGTCCATTTTACTTCCTGAAATACATTTGTAATTTCTACATTTTGAAACTGTGGTAAAAATCCTGTAATTGGATTAAATGTAAATGCATGAAAGCCACGATCATTTAAACTTGTAATGGGTACTACTTCAGGATCACCAACATCTGGTTCACATATAATTAAACTCCAGTCCAGCGGCATTTTAACCATGTGATTGCCTATGCGTAACACTGCGGCAGGAGCATTAAAGATTTCAAGAAACACTAGTGGGACGAAGAAATAATCTGCATCATTTTTGTTACTGTAATCCAACACGCTATAGCGTATATCTTCTATTTCTTCTGGTACAAAGTCTAATTCATAGCTTTGATTGTCTACTGTTAATATTTTCATTTTCTATATTTTACCTTATCTATAGTAAAAGGATAGCTAGCATCTTTATAAAACTTTTTGCGCTCACGTAAATGTCGCTTGCTAAACTTAGCTGTACTCGTTATATCCCAAATTTGAACACTGTCTTTATCCTTTGCTCTACGTATACCACGGCCAATAGACTGTATAACACGAACAAAAGACTTGCCAGGCTCAACAAGAACAAGATTAAAGATACGAGGGATATTAATACCAACAGCGGCCACACCGTAAGTAGCAATAATAATCTTGTTGTCTGCCTCACTAACTTCATCATATTCATCTTTGCGATCTTTACTTTTCATACTACCACTAATAAACACTGACTCTGGTGGGAGTCGTTCAATTAATCCTTCTCCAGCCTTGATCCTGTCAACCAATACTAGTGTATTGCCTTCAAGACTTAAACTCTTAATTAAACCAGCCATGTAATCCAGGCGCTGTTTATCTGTAGTCAAGTATGTTAATTCTTCCTGATAGTTGCTGTATTCAGCAGTATCCTGAAGTTGAAGAACGTTCACATCACACTGTGCTAGAACGCCCATGTCTTGTAACTCACTGGCTGCAAGTTTATTTACCACTTGCCCCAGACTAATTGTAAGTCCAATTTTGTCTGAATCTTCTTTTGGTATTGTACCAGTAAGACCCCAACGTATTGGAACATTAGCAAATACTCCTGTGAGTAGTTTTTTAAGTACATCAGCTTTTGCCTGATGCACCTCATCTACAATAACACACTGTACATCTTCAGCAAAGTCCACAACACTTACATCGCTGTCTCCGTTACGAAAACGCTTTTCCATGCTGTTTAAACTTTGCCATGTACAAATAGTATGTGTTTTGCCAAACTCTTTTCTATCCCCAAAATACACACCCACATCCAACCCTAGGTTAATGTAATCTGCTTCAGTTTGTATTACCAAGTCTTTGTTGGGCACAATTACAATACTACGCCCATATGGTTCTATCAGGTTGCTGAGTGCGGCTGTAATCAGTGTCTTGCCAGCACCTGTTGCAATCTCCTGCAGACACTGTGGGTTACTGAGGAACTGGTTTATAATTTCAACCTGATAGTCACGCAATACCACTGGCTCGCCTGCCACTGGATGTTTCTCAGGCCATAGTTTATCACTAAAATGTTTTTCTGTAATTTGTGGGAAATCTAATTTAATTTCATTTCTACGGTCATCAATATCTACTTCATAACCTTCACTAATCAATATTGGCAATATGTCTTCCAATAGATTTGTATATGTAGTACCGCCGATATTGAAGTAATTGACCTTGCCGTCCCAACGTCCTAGTTTATATGCTGGTACATGATATGCATACGGTAACATAAAACTAAACTTGTTGGCTAATTTCTTACGAGTGTCCAGATCAAGACCTTCAATCTTGCAGTTTACTTCATCTTTTAAAATAATTTTTGCCATATTATTACTATACACATTTAATCCATAATTGTCAATAAGATAAGGGTGGGGGGACCTTTCGATCCCCCCATTTTAATTAGCTAGCTGGAGTGAGAGTGATATAGACAGAGGAGAAGCTAACCAATTAAACTCTCCGCATGCATGTTGACTCTGCATATGTTTTCCACTTTACAGGATTCATCTTTCTTAAATCTGCAATTTTGGTAACCATACGCAAACTCAGCTCACGCAGTCGGTTGCGATTAACGTAAACATATTCCAGCAACTCTGCCTGTTGCTCTTTATTGAAGCCATACTCATCAAGCATACCGTCTCCAACGATTTGTTTACACCGCAAAAACTTTTCACGCATTGTATCCATTGTCAAGTCCAAGTAATGGCAACGTGACATGATAGCACCCAAATGGTCTGCAATCTTACCACGAGCTTTTTCAAACTTGAGGTTTGTAATAAACACAACACTTCCTTTAAATTCAAACGTGTCTGGAATTCCTTCTCGACGTAGTAATGCACTGTCAGCTAACCAGCTTAATTTACGCTTCTTACCTGAGTCAAGTGCCGCCTTGAGCAAATTTAGACTTGTTTCATCATACAGTACAGTATCGCAATCATCCAATACAAGTACTGAACCTTTTTCTGCATATTCATACAATGTTTTGTACAAACCAATAGCAGAACTGGCGCCTTTAACCATACCGTAACGTTCTGGGGCATTGGTTAGTTTTGTCGCAACCTTTGCTGAATCCAGCACTTGCTCTACTCCAAAACTTTTACCTACACCTGGAGGGCCTGTTACAACCATTCCGCGAACAACTCCATCAATAGCGGCCTCTGTCATGTCTTCCAAAATTTGGAACCGCTCACGTAGTCGTTCAATTATCTGATTATCAGTTTCTTGAGGTTTTGTATCCTGAGTTGGTGTACCAACTATTTCATCTGATGACACATCTTCAAAACTGTTTGGGCTTTCCACTTTAATACGGATCCTACGATCTGGCATTCCTGGAATATCTTTACCACACACTGTGATAAATCCACCGTTACGGCCTACTTTAAAAGGCTTCTCAAGTTTAAAAACGACATCTTTGATTGTTGCTCCGGCATATACTCCGGTTAAAACACGTACTTTTTGCATTGGTTCTCACTCCTTTACAATTAACTTATATAAACATGATAACATAACCGCGATCAATGTCAAGCACTTTCTTGAATTTTTACACGATTAATTACAGTTTCTTTACATTTACTGAATTTACTAATGCTCTGTTCTTTAATAAATCCAGTAACTGACATTTTTTTGCCAACAAGGATACTGCTGATGTCTGGATCCTTGCTCCAAAAGAACTTAACTAAGTTTTGTTCACCTTCTACACCGGTTACCAAATGAATATTATATTTGGCAATAAATTTAATGTCCTGAATTAGTAGCTCAAACTTAAAACGTTTTCCAACAGTGCCAACGTATTGGCTGGAAATTCGCATTTTGTCATAAAACTCTTCCATTTCATCACGTTGTTTCTGAATACGCAAACTATTTGGCAGACTAGCAATTACACTAACACCATAATTATCTACTTCATTATGGTTAAGCAATTGTCCCACAGTGTCTTCAAATCCATTAACACTGCCAGTGAGCTTTTTCATTACAATAACACTGTCAAAGTATTCTTTGAGCTCCTGAGCTTGTTCACGATGACTGTCCGTTATAGTGATGTCTGAAGCATTCTCAGTTTCATTAAGAATATTTTTAATTGTAGTTTTGTTATCATACACGTTAGTTTCTTTTTTAACGTCATAATAACCATATCCACTTTTAATAAACCCCTGATTCTCATCAACTGCGATAGCAAGTGTCATTACTTCAATGATATCATATTTCTTTTTCATTGTATTGTGCCTTTTGCCCTGTTTACTCAGATATTATACGAAATTTAATCCTGGATGTCAAGTAAATTACCATGTTTTTTATACATTGATTTCAACCAAAATTTATTTAAATCAAAATATTCTTGTATTGTACATGTTTCCTGATTGTAGTTTTTCCGCTCTTTCATTGCGGCGTGAAACATATTATTCACATACAGACGGAATTCATTATCTTTTACCATTATGCTGCAACCTTTCCTGTAATCATACTGGCTGGAATACGAGTTACAGTGCGACCAAATGGTGTTGCGCCTGCATCAACAACTTCAACAGTCTTGCGGTTCATTTTGGTAATAGTACCAGTACGCACAAAGCCACGTGATTCCCAATTAACCACATCACCTTTTTTAAGCCCACGTTTGGCCTGGTTGCCAATAAATGTCATTTGCTGTTTCCAGACATCTGCAAGCATATTAAGATCGGATTGTGTTTGAATTTTACGGATTGCAGTGATTGCAGTTTGAAGTTCATTCGTCATTATAGTCTCCTATATATTTGAAAGATTGGCGGGAGTATTAAATCCCATATTTTGCATTGCAGTGATTGCACTACGTAGTTTATTTGTTTCACGCTTTACTTCAATACGTGTACGCTCGCCTTGTTTTTTCATTATTTTTGGATCTAAACTGTAACTAATAAATTCAAATACATCATTAGCCTGATGTGGGGTCATTACAGTCATATCAATTAAACGTTGGCGTGGAGTAGCCGTGCCACGAATATAATTTAAATCTGAAACAACAGTTCTAAGTTCTACACTCATTTCTAACTCCTTC